CCGCGCCCGTGCTGCCCGTAGCGCCGGTCGGACCCGTAGGCCCAGTTGGCCCAACAATGCCCTGCGACCCTGTTGGTCCAGTAGGACCGGGAACGGTAGAATTGGCCCCTGTCGGGCCAGTTGGGCCTGTGGGGCCAGTCGGACCAGTCGGACCTTCGACAGTGCTAGCTGCGCCTGTGGGGCCGGTCGGGCCTGTCGCGCCAGTAGGCCCGGTCGGGCCTTCCACAGTGCTAGGTGCGCCTGTCGGGCCAGTTGGGCCAGTGGGACCAGTGTCACCAGTCGGGCCTGTGGGACCAACAACATTGCTTGCCGCGCCAGTCGGGCCAGTGGGGCCGGTGGCTCCGGTCGGACCAGTCGGCCCTTCAACTGTGCTGGGTGCGCCTGTAGCGCCAGTAGGGCCAGTAGGGCCAGTACCAGATGGTCCGGTAGGGCCGGGAACGGAACTAGCCGCCCCAGTGGGGCCGGTGGGGCCGGTGGGGCCGGTTGCACCAATCGGACCCAGCCCACCCTGATCGCCTTGGGGGCCGGTAGGGCCGGTCGGGCCGTTCGTGCCATTTGCTCCGGTAGGGCCGACATTACCCTGAGCGCCCTGAGTGCCGGTTGGACCTGTCGGGCCAGTAGGGCCAGTCGCGCCAACAGCACCCGGATTACCCTGAATACCCTGAGCGCCAGTCTGCCCCGTTGGCCCAGTCGGACCCGTAGAACCCGTGGGGCCAGTCTGCCCCTGCGACCCAGTGGGTCCAACAGGACCGGGCGTCAAACCGGAAATGTCACCAGTAGTAGTGCGGCGGGACACGCCAGCCTGCACAATTTCAACTTGCTCAGAACCATTGAGAGAAATGGCAACCGGCAGATTAGGTATTTGCGTATTGCTCATGTGAGCGGTCCAGTTTTGGGGATTTCGGTGGTGTTAATCGGCAAGCCCGGATCATTGTTACCGGGAGCATTAGCATTTGTTCCCGGCTCCTGATTAAGACCATTCGGCGGTTCGCCTGTCTGCTGGGTAACGCGATTGTTATCATCTTGCGTAATGCGAAAATCATTACCCGGCACGGGAATGCCAGTCCACTGGTCTACGGTGGCACCGGCCTGCGTAGTGCGGAAATTTGTTTCGTTTTGATAATATGCTTCAACGCGCGGGTTTTTAATTGGAACCGGGTCAGACGGAACAACAATAGAGCGCAACTGCTGCTGCGGATCATCGTAGCAATGCGGGCAAACCAGAATGTAAATGTTCTGTAATTTTGCACCGCGCCAGTCAAACTGCCAGCGCAGAGTTGAATGATTGTACCAGATGCCGCAACGGTCACAGACCGCAAACGCCTGCGGATTTGAGGCGCTTGTTCTTGCCCTACCAGCTTTCGATGCGTATGCCATCTAGCATCTCCTAGGGCCGGAAATAGCCAGCAACTTGCGGCGTAATGTACTGATCTGCGGTTTCTATATTCTGGCGCGAGGCAATGCTGTAACTCTCGTCAGCAGCAGCCTTCAGGCCAATAGCAATCTGCGGGTTCCAAATTTTAGCCAGACGATAAGCAAGCCCGTCAGCCGCAGCCTCCAGCCACAGATACGGAATTTCAACTTGCTGCGCCCCAGACATATTGGCGTCCTGCAACTGGCGAACGCGATAATACTTCAAGTATTGGGCGCTCACGCCATCTGGCACCGGCCACAGCGTAACCGTAGGGCTGAGAAGGCGGTCAAACCAATAGGTTGTTGTAAAACCCTGCTGATCTTTATTAGGGTAATTGGCATACTCAGAACGCGAAATAGGAAGAATGATACGGTCAATCGGCTGGGCCTGACCTTGCGTAATCTCCATATACGCATCAAGAATAACAACGGTATTGGACGGGACACTATACGTCGCCTGCCCCTGAACCAAAGCGACAGTCTGCAAGTCAACAGCCCACAGATTGACACCCTGATTGGACCAGTTAGCCAGCATCATGTTAGTCGCCATACGGGCGGCTTCCATATGCTCCTGCGTCAAAGACGTAGGCCGCAAACCAACCAAATTATAGGCGTAGAGGGTTATCTCGCCTAATGACGGGTTGAACGTGTAAGTGCCACTTGTGGTCAAACCGGCCTCCTAGCGAGTGCCAGCCTGCACAATGGTCAGCGTCCAGACACCAGTGCCGGTAACGTAGATGCAAATCGCTTTGCACGGGATGGTAAATGCACCACTTGCCGTAGCCGAAAGGGTAGACAGATTGGGTGCGTCATACCAAGTCGCGCTAGAAGCAACATATCCGGCGTCCATAGGGTCATCAAACGAATACTGAACACTGCCAGTAGCAGTACCGCTCACTTCAGCAGCGGCAACACCAATGTTGAACGGGTTCAAAAAGTTATCGACCGCAATAACGGCACGGCCACTATTGGTCTGAGTTACTGAAATCGGCGTCATTTACCTTTGCCTTTCGTATGCCCTGCGCGGGCGGCAGTAATGTTATCCACCATATTGGGATACGGCCTGCCTGCTGCACGGGCCTTCGCTTTAGCAACCTTAACACCATGACGGCTCAAATGCTTATGCGTAGCATCTTCTGGAGCGGCTTTTTCCCAGAACTTCTTCTCGTAGTATTTCTTCCGCTCAGTCATGTCAGCACTTCACATCCCACCGCTTGAGAGCAAGATTGATTCGGCTATTGGGGTCGTGCGCGGTCTTGGCAGAAGTCAGCTTCTGCTTCATCCCGCACATCCTAGTTCTAAAGTTCTCACGACGCTGTGCGGCAGCGGGGCTTTTGTGGGCCTCCGCCGCCGTCACAGGACGCTTGATATTATGACCTTCGGCACGAAGCGACTGACGGCCCTTTTCATTCAAGCCGCCCTTGGGGTTTTTACCCTCTTTGCGCGTCCACGCACCGGACATAATACCGACTACCTTTAACTACCAATTAGGCAGAGATAACGCCAAGCTGCGCCGAAATCCAAGTGTTCGCCGCAACAAAAGTGTACTGGCAACGCAGGGCGTTCGTAAGGGTAACGCCAGTAGCGCCAGCAACGGTGTCAACCGTTTCAGACGCGCTCGCATAAACCTTAATAGCGTTAGCGCCGTTGTTGTACACCGTGACGACCATGCCAATGACGCCAACCGGCAGGATAACACCAGTGCCAGAAGCCGCAGTGGTCACGTTGTTGACCTGTTTCGCAAGCTGCAAGGCAGTGGCGCGGTTAGTACCAACGGCGGTCAGGGCATTACCAACCGAAGACAGCGCATAGGCGCTGCTGCTGTTGCCCGTAACGGTAAGACTGCCCGTAACGGTGAGGTTGCCCGTAATGCTGCCGCTCAGAAGCGTAACAGCGCCGGTAGCGCGGTTGATTGTGATCGGCGTGTTAATGATGGTAAAACCATCATCAGCGATGCCCTGAAACTGGAGGTTCGAGCCAGCATTCGCGGTGGACTCAGCGCCAGTCAGGTTCCACTGCCAGCGCGTGTTGTACGCCACCGGATCAGTGCTATTCGAGATATTAAGCTGGGAAGCGGTACTCAGACCATTCGTGAAATGAGTGCCGGGAGTGGGGTAATCAATAACAGCCATTTTATAAATCCTTCGCAGAAGTGAGTCCGGTTAGTATGCTTCTGCACATAGCCTACGGGCGAGGCCACTAACCGGACTAAGAACCCGTACTTACAGGATTAGTCGATTTCCGTAGTCTTGTGACCCTTGGGGGACGTACCCGCATGGGCCGAAGACAGCGGCGACTTATCCGAACCGGCGCGACCGCCAGTCTGACGAGCCTTACGACCAGCATGATTGGCAGACTTGCCACCATGAACCTTGCCGACACTCTTCTTCTTCGCACGGCCACCCGACTTGCGCTCTTCAGCGGCGTCGTTGACATTGCTCTGATAGGTGTAGCGCATGTTCTTGGTCTTCAAGTCCTGCTCATACTCACGATCACCGGAAGCTGGCGAGTCCATACGGCCACCATCAGCACGGCAACTACGATTACTCTTACGACCTTTCATTGGTCTTCTCCTTACGTCGCAGGCGTTGAGCCGAAGATAGAACGCCAGTTGTAGTAACCGAAGCTGTAGCGTTCGTAACCCTTAACCAGAAGGTTGTCGGTCACAAAATCCACCTGCATGTCGGTTTCAAACTTAATGCGCTCCATATACGACAGACCGTCGATGTTGGTCAGCAGGAACCACCAGTACTGATTGGTCAAGAAGTCATTGACCATGTACCCTTCCGGCAGACCACCAGCAGTGGTCATGATCGCATTCACATCGTTGTCCGCAGTACCCGGACGCAGTTCCGTCTTCGTCAGACGGATAGCAACCGGCTCAAGCTGCGGGGGAACGACGAGCTTACGACCACGCGCAAACACCTTCAGACCAGCGTTGTCCTTGAAGTTCGTGCGGATAGCGATCATCGCGTTCAGCAGCGTAGCTTCGTTAAGGTCAACCTGAGTAGCAGGCGTATTGCTGACCACACCACCATCAATCGGATGGCTGGCAGACAGCAGAGCAACGCCGTCACCACCGATAGAGGAGTTGTAAGTCGTAGCGGTGTTCAGGACGTTCGCACCGTAGATTTCCTTGGTCTGCTGGAAAGACTCGATCAGACCGAGGTTCGACGGATGGAACTGCGTCTTATACAGGTTATCGTCGATGGCCTTGCGAGTAATCGCGTAGCCGAGGCCGATTTCCGTATGTTCCTGATTGTAGATAAAGCGTTCACCGGCATTATTGTCGAACGCCGTCTGACCACCTTCGGTCTTGAGCTGGGCCAGACCGAGGTACCGCATATCAGCGGTGCGTTCCAGCGCCATGTTCGAGGTATGCTTAGTGAAAATCTTATCGTACTGAGATGGGATCATCTCGTACTTACCTTCTACGCCACGGAGGCCGGGAAGCAGAAGGTCTTTGATGTTTGAAAGATTAACAGCCATTGGTCAG